CTTATCCGCCGGAAGAACGTTCAATTCCTGTTTTCGAAGAGATGTTTGAGATCAATACAGGATGACAAACGTAATACCTTTTCCGCTAGACAGACGGCAGAAAGAACAAGAAGACCGTGAGTGGGATGAGATTGTTGAACAGGTGCGAATAATCGACGAACGCACCGAGATGGTTGTAACAGAACTCATGGAAGAGTTGTTAGTCGATGAACCAGACATCGTAGAGGATAAATACCTGTATGATGTATCTTTTGTTTATGAGTGTGTTCGATCACTGTTGTTGAAACAGAGAGAACTTCACCACCCTATACAGGCTCTCGCATCTAACATTTACGAGGCCGACAACCAGTCTATTGAGAATCCGTTTCAATACGAGTTTGATTTTTAGTGGTTGACATCATTAGGTAATTATACTATCATGGTAGTCCATGGTATAGGTATAAGAGAATGATAATTTTAGATTTGAACCAAGTAATGATTTCAAATCTGATGGCTTCCTTGAAGCACTCTGATTTGAATGAAAATTTATTAAGACATATGATACTAAACTCTATTCGTTTGTATCGTAACAAGTTTTACTCCAAGTATGGCGAACTGGTGATTGCCTGTGACGATAAAGATTATTGGCGCAGAAAAATGTTCCCTTACTACAAAAGTAACCGCAAGAAAATGCGTGAACAGTCTGATCTCGACTGGACGGAAATCTTCCGTGTACTCAATATGGTGCGTGATGAACTCAAAGAATTCTTCCCGTATCCCACCATTCAAATATCGTCCGCTGAGGCAGATGATATTATCGCTAGTATCTGTAAGAAATACGGCCGACAACTAGGCGGCGATCCTCTCCTGATTCTATCAGGCGACAAAGACTTTCAACAACTTCAAAAGTACGCAAATGTAGATCAGTATGATCCTGTACGAAAGCGTTGGCTCAAGTGTAATGACCCAGCAGGTTTTCTCATGGAACATATTTTTCGTGGTGACACCAGTGACGGTGTGCCAAACATACTAAGCGCAGATGACACCTTTGTATCTAATGCTCGTCAACGTCCTTTAAGAGCGAAGAAAATGGATGAGATGATACGTCAAAGTATCGCAGATTGGCCAGAAGATTTGCAAAGAAACTACTACCGCAACAAGCAGATGATTGACCTTGACCTTGTACCAGAAGACATCTACGAAGAGGTGATGTCTCAGATGAACCAAGAGAAAGATCGATCAAAACTGTGGAACTATTTTATTAAGAAAAAGTTAAAAAACTTAACTGAATGCATATCGGAGTTTTAAGATGGGACTACCATTAGTAAGTGACATTCTAGAACAGGTCGAAAAGACCTCTTCAAGGAAAGAGAAAGTGAAAATTCTACAGTACCATGGTAAGAATCCGGTGTTGATCGAATTTTGCAAATATGTTTTCGATGACAACATTAAGTTTGATCTGCCTGAGGGTGATCCACCCTACGAGACAGATAAGTTTGTTGACGAAAACCAATCTGGTCTCTATCAACAGTTGAGGAAGTTTTATATCTTTTTAGAAGGCGGCAATCCCAACCTGCGGCCTGTGCAGAGAGAAAGACTATTCATCGAACTGATAGAGTCTATTCATCCTAAAGAGGCCAAACTTGTACTTTCGGTGAAAGACAAAAAATTCCCTTACAAGGGCATCACCAAGAAGTTGATTCAGGAGGCCTATCCCGGTCTAGTATAAAGGAGTATGATGTGAGCAAGACAAACAAAGATAAAAACACTATGTTTGATTTTGTAGATCCACTGAAGAAAAAGAAAAGAAGGAACCAGACACGTAAAGGTGAACAACGCTTCAATGAGAAGCGGTTGAATAACGCCATTCGTTCAAATAATATTGATGATTTGATGAACTGGCAGTCGTTTTGAAAAACTAGGAAAACTAAATACTAACAATGCCTACCTACACTTTCCTCAATAGTGATACGGGAGAGGAATTCGATATTGTTCTCCGTATCGCAGAGTTAGATGATTACAAACGTGATCATCCACAACTATCTCTCGTACACCGATCCGCGCCACGTATAAACCGAGATTCTGGTAAACAAAAACCAGATGAAGGGTTTCGTGACGTTCTTAAATCCATCAAAAAAGCTTCAGGGAGGGGTAACCACATAAACACCTTTTGATATGTTGGCGAGTAAGTTTAGTACTCAAAACCTAAAACAACAAAAAACAAGGGTTCACATATGGCACTTTCAAAGAAACAGAGGAGATCGTTAAGAAGGCAGGGTATACTTGACGAGCGAGACTCCGTTCCACAGAGAGGTATGAAATTAAGTGAAATAAGTCCTAAGACTACCAATCAGCAACTAACGTTTGAAGCATACGATGCTGACAAACACATCCTTCTACACGGTTCACCCGGGACCGGTAAAACATTTCTCAGTTTATATCTTGCACTGTTTGATCTATTCGAATACGACCACAACACAAGAGACAAAATTGTAGTCATTCGATCCGCAACACCATCGAAAGAAATAGGTTTCTTACCTGGAAAAGAATCCGAAAAGATGGCCAACTACGAAGCACCTTATAAAGATATTGCTGCTGAACTGTTTAACAGAGGAGACGCTTACGATATTCTGAAGACTAAGAACCTGATAGAATTTCAATCAACATCCTTCCTTAGAGGACAGACACTTGATAACGCTATCATAATTTTAGACGAAGCACAGAACCTAACTTACATGGAACTAAAGACTGTGCTGACCAGAGTAGGAGACAATTCAAAGATTATTATATGTGGCGACTTGTACCAAGACGATTTAACAAGCGCTAGATATAACCAAGAGTCCGGTTTATCCCGCATCATGAAAATATTTGACCGTATGGATTGCATGGAGAGGATAGAATTCGGAATAGACGATATTGTACGAAGTGGATTTGTTCGTGAGTTTATCATTGCCGAACACGAACTTGGTACATATAATCCTAGGGAGATGCTAAGAGCAGTATAAAATGAAATGAATGAAAAATTTAGTTATGAGTTACTTGATGAGAAGAAACTCACACGTGTAAATGAGAATGGGAAAAGACTGTATGTGACCGAAGACGGAAACAAATATCCCTCGGTCACTACAGTCTTATCTTATTTGAGTAAAAAAGGTATCGCTAAGTGGCGTGCAAGAGTTGGTAATGAAGAAGCAAACCGAATCTCTACACAGGCCGCAAGGGCCGGCACTGCCATGCACCAAGTGGCAGAAGATTATGTGTTAGGTGTGAAAAGAGACAAAGAACCTAATCCACTGGCAGTCGCCGCATTCAACCAAGTCAAACCTCTTTTAGATCAAAACGTTTCGACCATTTATGGTGTCGAATTACAAATGCACTCAGACGAACTCAGAGTTGCTGGTACTGCTGATCTGATTTGTAAGTACAATGGCAGAAACACGGTACTTGACTTCAAGACCTCTCGCAGACCGAAGACATACGATCATATCACCAATTACCTCATACAGGCCGCCACGTATGCAATCATGGTTGAAGAAAGATATGGTCTAGAAATAGACCAATACGCCATTCTTATGGCAGTCGGTGACGGATCAACGCTTGACTTTGTTGGTGATATAGAATACCATAAGCAGATGGCGAGACAGTTTTTCAATTTATATAATAAAGGTATGTTAAACGATGTATGAATATAATGCTAAAGTAATTAGATGGGTGGACGGTGATACTGTCGATGTTGATATCGATCTAGGATTCGGCATCATTTATGCCAATCAACGTATTCGACTGCACGGTATTAATGCACCCGAAACTCGCACCAGAGACCTTGCCGAAAAGGAGAAAGGTTTGATTGCAAAAGAGTACGTTAATCGAATGGCTCCCGTAGGATCAGAAATTATACTCAAGACACACCTTGATAAGAAAGGAAAGTTTGGTCGTATTCTGGGCGAAGTGTTGATTCACCAAGAAAGACCCGGTGTACCAGATACGTATCTGAATCTCAACAGTCATATGTTACAAGAAGGAATTGTACGTGTTTATGGAGCAAAAGCGTGAAGATGACTGGACCAAAAGTAAACGTTGTTAGCTACTCGCAACCAGATGACTGGTTTGCATCTCGTAATTTTGTTCATGGCGGAATTCCCAGTGATACTGATCTAGTAGACTTGGTGGCATTTTGCGCCAGAGTTAGTAATCCTACTAACCAGAGCAACACAAAGACCAACGAAAAGTTGCTTAAGTATTTGATCAAACACAAACACTGGTCTCCTTTTGAAATGGTGTCAGCCTGTTTAGAGATTGACACCACACGTGACATTGCTCGACAGATTTTACGACATCGATCTTTTTCTTTTCAAGAATTTTCTCAACGATACGCAAATCCCGAGGACATGGGTGACATGTTCGAATTGCGAGAAGCGCGATTGCAGGACGAAAAGAATCGACAAAACTCTATTGAGACCGACAATGCAGACCTAAAAGTTGATTGGTTATATCAACAAGCAAAAGTGATCCAACAGGCCAAGGAGGCGTATGCATGGGCACTGGATAACGGTATTGCAAAAGAACAGGCACGTGCTGTGTTACCCGAAGGACTGACACGATCACGCATGTATGTGAACGGCACACTGCGTAGTTGGATTCATTATATCGAATTACGTGCTGCGAACGGTACACAGAAAGAACACATTGAGATTGCCAAGGCTTGCGCTAAAGTTATCTCTGAAATCTTTCCACTAATAAAACTTGACGGTGATGTAGTTGGCTTCCTCTAATATCAAAAGACGATACGACCACTGGTTACCTAAACTTTTGAAAGTACATGGCATTGTACTTTACCCATACATGTTTTTTGCCTTGACAAAAGACCAGATGATGAGTTATCCTAAGAGATCATGGTCACCAAATTATTCTGAAAAACTTTATCGACATGAGTGGATTCATGTAGAACAGGTTCGACGAATGGGTTGGTTTAAATTTTATGCAACTTACCTGTTTAGAATGATCGGCAAAAATAGGTTCACGCACCCATATGAAAAAGAAGCATATGGTCGGCAGAAAGATCCTTGGACCGACGAGATTCGACAGGCATGGAAGGAAGATTTTGATGACGAAGTTAATTGGTAAGGTAATTGATCACGCCGAAAGTTTCTTACTACTATTCATTGTTGCCGGCACCGTATGGGCGGCCGGTTTCGATATCATTCACATGTTCGGCAGTCAAGGCAAAATGGCCTTGGGTGACTTGTTTATGTTGTTCATATATGCCGAGATTCTAGGAATGGTCGGTGCGTTTTACAAAAGTCACCGAATCCCTGTCACACTACCCATCATCATTGCAATCACTGCTTTGACCAGAATGATACTACTGCAAACAAAAGGCGAACAGTCGCTTGATATCTTGTTTGAGGCTGGTGGTATCTTCATTCTCGCGGTCTCCGCGTACATACTCAGTTACAAGGACAAACTGTCACTTGAAAAAGAGTCTCTCCGTAAAAATGTTAAGGAAATCAAGAAGTTATAAGCTATTGATTTCCTTGCTTATTCTAAAAAGTTATTTACTTATAAAAAAATAATCTAAAAAACCATGAAAAAAGCGCTGTTTTGGGCTTGTACTGGTCCATGGTTCCTGTATAATTACTCCGTAATCTGATGAATAGAGAGAGTAATTGATATGGCACGAATTATTTACCAAGATTCTTTTGACCGCGATGGTCTTGAAAACGAAATCGACTTCAACCAAGCACTGCGAATCATCAAAGGTTTCATGGGAACCGACGATACTCTTGATGCTCTCAAAGGTTTTGAGAAGCGTTACGAGAAAGCAGAAAACGAATTGATGAATGGTGAAAGTATTTACGACGACCTCGATTATGAGTGGCGATATGAGATATTCTCTTACAATCTTCTGATCGAAGGTTTCTCTAAATTGTTTGCGCCTAAGGAAGCCGCGTAATGAGTGAAGTAGCGTGGTACGCAGTCGGTTCGACCGGCGAAAAGGTTTTAGATGTGGTCGAATCTGCCATTGATGGCATGATCACCGATCAACAGTTTATCAATAAGTTGTATGCACTTGGTCTAAATGATCAGGAGATCATGGCCGTTTTTTCTGAGAACGTTTTAGGAGTTTAACATGGGTTGGAATCTTGAGGGTTTACGTGTTGTAGCTGGTTACCTTGACGGTGCCGTAACCGTTACAGGTCTTGTTACGCACAGCCGCGTCAAGTATGGCGGCGGTGTATCTCACCACGTCCAGTTGGACGAAGGTTTTGCGTGGCGCAATGATGCCGGCAAAGTAGTTGTCAGCCGTCCCGCCGGTGATACCGTCATCGTCAGTCATGCGAATGTGACCCGCGTTATGGAGTCCGCGGCGTGAGCCTGATAGACATTTTCATTGATCACTGGGTCATCGTTCGTAAGGACGGGACCCGTGTACTCAACGGCCGAGAGGAAGAGTTTAAAAAGTCCTTGGAGTGGTTGATTGAAGAACTGAAGAAAGAGGGAGAGTGATGGTTTTACCTGTTTTGTTATTGACTGCGTGGTTTGTCTACGTAGAAGTTGAGATGCCTAACCGCACCAACGAATGTCCTTACAATGAGTATGCTTGTGAGACCGAGGAGGCCGAGAATGGTGACGCCAGCTGATCTGATTCAACAGATCGAAGACCGCATTTACAATTTGCGTAAAGAGTCTGAGACGATTCTGCGAGAGAGTCCGACTACGTTCAATGTCGCCTACCTTGAAGGCGTCGAAGAGTTAGCGAACTCAATTGAAGCTGCCATCTATGAGTATGGCGAAATGATATCTGCACAAAATGATGAGGCAATGAATTGATGTTAGATTGGACTGATGAAGAAAGAGACGCTTACAAAGCTTATGAGAGAAAGAAAGAACTATTCTATCGGCGTGGTGGTCGTAATTCTTCCCGTGATTCAGAACGCAGTAAAACCTATCGTTCAGAGTGGGCGTTTCAATCTAAGATGGGAAGTGGTAAAGAATTTAAAACCATCAAAGAAGCGCAGAAGTATGCCGATAAAGTAACCAAGTCTGTGACTTGGGGAAAGGTGACTCGCAAGAACGGTGGCGTAGGAGTCAATAAGACTCGTCTTGAATATGCCGCCTCTCGCCGCAACGGCACCACGGCAGGTTATGCCTTTATTGGTGGTCGAATCAAACTGTACAGTAGTGGCATGAATGAATACACACTGTTGCACGAACTGGCACACCAAGCAGGTTACATGCACCACGGTCAAGGATTCCGTCAGTGTTTGGTCAAGTTAGTATCACGATTTATGGGTCGAGATGCCGCTAAGGCACTCAAGGCAGAATT